ATAGTGGTCATAGTTAGTTACCCATGTGATACTGCAAAGTTGCTCGAACCATAACCGCCACTGGCCAAGAAAGGCGCTAGCGTTGCGTTAAGCTTGCGGTATATGGTCGCTTGGTTTCCTGTATCTGAGTATGACACGGAAACAGCACCGACAACAGTCTCTTGGGTTACTCTTTGGCCTATATCGCCTAGTGGGTCGCCGCCTTTGTCGTAGATCAAAGCCGCTTCCATTTGGGCATTCTTTATACCTTGCGGCACTTCTGTGCCACCATCGCGCGGCCATTCTAAGAACTGGTCGGGGTCGGTTTTTTTGCCTTTGTACGTCTGCGCCTCGATATAATCAAGGGCAAGTGTAAGCGTCACTGATTCGCTCAGGCTTAGAGTAATGCCCCGCGCTGTGGCGTATGCTGTGAAGTCTACTGTGTCTACGTATCCGATTAGTGCCATGTGCTACCCCTTATAATCAAAAACAAGCGAACTTGCGCGAATGCTAACAGTTCCAGTTATATCAGAAGCAATAGCCAATCCGATTATATCTCCGGCCTCTGCGTTCAGTGAGCCGACACCGCTCAGGTTGCCAATGTTGCCAGCGTTCGGCATTCTAGCATGCACTGACCTAGAACTAAGCGTGACAACACCTTCGCGCTCAACACTAAAAGCAGCGCCTACTGTCGTCCCGTTGTTTGAGTGGCTAATATCTGAATAGCCAGTTGCTATAACAACCCCAGCCTTATTAACTTGTACGCGCCCGTCTGCTAAGACAGTGAATGCACTTCCGCTATTGAGTATCTGCACATAATCATCTAGCACCGTAACAAAGCCACCATTTGCAGGGTTTAAGTCTTGGTCGCCTGTGCCAGTTAATGCAATAGTAGCGGCTGGACTTGGGTGCGTGATTGACACTTGGCAAACGCTTGTTTCAAAGTTTGCGTTTATTAATGATGCAATAGACGACCATAGGCCGCTATTTGGGATTGTTTGCTTAGCCATATGCACTCATCTCTGTAGTTGGTTCCAATTCAGTGGATGCAGTTAAGCCAAACAATGGATTGCGCGGCCCTATTTCTTCAAACTGCACTTGTATTTCAATTAAGTCCGCCTCTAATGTGTCATTAGTAATAACAACGCAAGGCTTGGTATTCTCACAAGCTATTATGCTTGTATTTAGTGTCCCGTGGCCATAATCTAAGCGCGAACCTTGTGCGGTTGCGGCGTAATAAACTTGGCTAGTTGTTGGTGATTCATCTATTGAGCAAAGGTTCATATTAACGGGTGCGAATATACCGTCCGCACTACCCGTTGCGTGTTCGCTGTAAATACTTATAGAGAATTCGCTATTGGTTACTACTTTGGTTATCACCATTTCAGAAGCTGGCGATATGTTTAGGGCGATTGAGTTGCCAGCTGCAATGTTATATTTAGCTGGGATTGTGTAAAGCTTCTCATTATAAGCAGCAGCCACGCTAGAGGATTCAGAGCTAACCTTTTGACGGCGCAAATAAGTGACATCATTAGTCATTAAGTCATCAGGCAAGCCCTGAATTATAGATGGTATTCTACTCATAGCGTTGGCATCACGTTAGCTGGAAAGTCGTCGGCCTTACCAAAATAAGTAGCCTGCACGTAAAACGGATCTACAACCCCGCTTGTTACGCTCACAAAAAACCACCCTCTCATATTCGTGCTATCAACTGAAACAGTATGTCGAACTTGTATTAACTTCCAATCACCTATATCTGTAATATTTATATTACCAGTGGTTGTCGCTGATAGCACATTAATGGAATTTTGCTCTAGTTGGCCGCCATTACCATCGAACCTGTAGAATAGTTTAAAGTCATCAGTAGCTCTAACAGGCATAGCAAGAAATACAGACTCCCCTGCTAATATGTTCAGTCCGGTAGGTGCCGCGGGGAGATTTACGCTTGCGAACCCAGTTACCGCGCTTATTTCGCCAGCAGTTGCAGCCCCGCTAGGGTTCTGCTCTTGGACTACGTTATATGTGCAATCTGGGTCATTTAAAACTGTGTAACCGCTCGGATCAAAAGGACTAGGCATGTAGTTTGTAACATACGGATAAGAAACAATGACGCTAGGATTGTGGCTTTTTCTTACGCGTCTTTGTTTTTGTTTGTGCCACGCCTGAAACGTCAGCGTCTCCGGTGTCGCATAGCTCGGGCTTTTCAGTGTTGTCATCTTTCAAACCCTCTGTGATTTGCTTTTTGCGGATAGTCTGCATCAAGGTCGTAAAGTCGACCGCTTGACCTGGCACTAAACCATCTTTATTTAATTCTGACATGTTAAACCTTAATAGCGCCCCCTCGAAAGGGGGCTTTATTATTAGTTAGTGATTAAGAACGCTAATGGTACAAGCTTGCGGTCTACTACACGATCCCAGCTAGTGGCCAGTTTCAATTCAGCAATGCTGAAAGAGTCACCAGTTGGAGTGCCAGTAGACTTGAAGCCAAATGGGTGCAAGATTTGAGTCTTACGAGTCCACAAGGTAGAAATACCGCCACCGTTACCGCCTGATTCAGCGCGCTCTAGTTCAACCGGATATTCTGGCATACCTTCGCCATAGCCGAATGCACCAGCGCCAAATAGCACAGTAGTGTACTTGAAGCCATCAGTTGAGCCAGCTGTCACAGTCATGCCATCATCAACAATAACGCGCTTACCCATGTAAGTCGGGATAGTCATTTGACCTTGTGAGTCAGGGATAAAGTCGATGTCGTCAGCGTCAACCATTTGCTTGTACACTTGAGAGTGAACAGCGATTGCACCAGTGTTAGTGAACGCATCACCAAGGGTGAACGCAGCACTTGTGAAGTTAGAGCGGCTAAACTTGGTAGCAGCAGACTGGCCAGCGATTGATTCAGACGCAACGTCTACAACCATGTCACCAGAATCGTTAGCTACGTTATCCGCTAGAATACCATCACAAGACGCGATCAAACGACGCTGCCATTGACGCATCCAGTAAGTATCTACACGGTTACGAATGTGGGTCATCGCATTAGCGCCCATTGCTAGCTCGGCAGCTAGGTCAGAAGCAGAAAGGCCTTTGTTTAGCATAGCTTTACGGCTAATTTGCTCAGCTTGGGTTAGCTTCTGTGCAGCTGCAACAACAGCAGGATCATCGCTAGATAGGTTAGCTTCGATAGCTGCGTCAATGTCATTCCAGAATGGTAGCTCGGCAGTCTTACCAGCGGCATTAGCAAGCGCATCTAGCAAAGGCGTACGAACAACAACACCAGATTGATAAAATGCTGTTAGCTCAGGAGAGTTTACAGCGGGCAAGTCTTGAAAGACTGTTACGTCGATAATGTCGGCTAATTGAGTAGTTGCCATGTTTTATTTCCTTACAAGTGGGAAGCTGTGCTTCGTAATCGGTCATATTCTTCTGGGTTTTCGCGCCTAATTTGCACTAATTCCGCAGGAGTATGTTCTTCAAATTTCTTGGTAGCAGCGCCCGTGCTTGTGGAACCATTCGAGCGCCCGCCCGTGGAACCTGTTCCCGCAAGGTAAGCATCATAACGACCGCTTTCCTTGATGGTTTTCTTTAGCTCATCCAGCGAGCTTGCGCCATTGCCAGATACTTTTAATTCATGTGTGTTAGTGTCATAGTCGATACTGAAACGAGATTTAACCAAGTCGCGTAAATCTTCATTGTGAGCACCACCCGCACCCAATTCAGTAACCAAGTCATTCACAGCGTTATTAACTTTTTCTTTCTTAATGCTGTTTGTTAGCTCGGTTAGCTTGTTTTGTGCTTCTTGTTCGCGCTCAATACTAATGCGCTCTAAAGCATCTTTATCGCCCGCAGCCTTGGCCGCTTCTTCTTGTGCAGTCCGTACTAGCTCACTAGATTCGTCTAGCTTGCCTTTCAATTCTGCTTTTTCGTTTTTCAAGTTCTCATTAGTAACCTTTAAACCCTTTACTTCCGCATCCAGCTCTTCTTGCGTGTAAAAAGTCTGTGGTTTACCTTCGTATTCAATCTGTACTGGCATTCTAGCACCCGCTAAATTTGCTCGGCTTAACGACCTGTCAAGCCTTCTGTTTGTGATTATAGCAATTAACTATCAAGTGTTAAACCGCTATTGTCATTAGCTATTGATAGATCAATGTCTTCGTCTGTGCGGCCTTCCTCGAATCCGATATTTTTAGTTCGGATCATGTGGCGCACGTCCTGATTGGCAATAACGCCCATTGTTTTAAGGCCAGTAATACCGCTTAATACTTGCGGGTCTAATGATGCTTCCCAGAATTCAGTATTTAGGCGATAAGTAATCTCAGTTTCAACGCCTAAGAATCGCATAAAATCCTCTAGTGCTTTTTCTATAGCGTCCGATAGATTGTTAACAGCAATATCTAAGGCACTTGCTTCACCACTGGCATTAATACGGGCCGCCTCTGCGGTTTCGTTTTGACCCGAATTAGTCACAAGCTTAGCGCCTAGCTCCTTCATGCGCTCGATCTTCTTCTCCATTTGGTCAGCGCCAAGGCCTGATTCACTGGCTTGTACCATCTCGATTTTACCGCGTTGGGTTTGAATACCCTTGCGAGCACCAACCTTAATCTCTTTGCCGTTGACGCTGGTGAACTCGTCTGGTGCCATATCACCAATATCAATGTGTAAAGTAGGACAGCCAAGCAAGTACGCTGCTTCTTCTACGTTGGCCGTTGATTGGTAGTGGCTGATATTCATGTTTGCTAGGTCTAGCAGCATAGGCTGATCAACCGCTGGCGTGTTATCTTCTGTGCCTGCAATATAAAACGGGATATGGTCTAACGGCTGGCCATTAGCAAGAATGACCGTTTCATCGCCTAGCGGAACACTGCCATCGTCATATAGTTGCATTGTGTATCGCCCTTGCTTGTCAAGGCGCAACACTCGATATTGATACTCTGATTCATGGTCAAATTCATCTAGGCTTGTTTCAATTTCTTCACGCAGTACAACTAAGGTTAGCATTGAGCGACCGCGAACCGTACCAGTTTTCCAATTAATGATTGATTCAAACACATACGGCAGTAATACTGGGCGCGCACCAGATAGCCGTTCGTCTAACTTAGTTAAGCCACCTTGATCATTGGTGTAATCCGCTAGCAGACCTATTCGCCCTGCTTCTTCTAGCTCAGTAAAGCCGAACTTGGCCAACTGCTCGATAGATTTTCCACTGCCGTCAATATTGTATTGGTATTCTTCCAGTTGAGCGGGTAGACCGTCATCGCCCCAGCTTGCAGGCTTGCGAAACACCATACCCGCATAAGACTTAGCCGCCTGTTTAGTGGCACCAATAAAGTATGCGCGCTCTTTATATACAGAATAGCGCTCTGTGTCTGACTCTGCGAAGTCGGCAGGTAGGTATAATTTGCCTTTGTTCTTAACAACACGCTGGCCTTTAACAGCATCACGGGTGCGCGTCACGTCTTTCAGATTGACAAGATATTCAGGATGTAAAGTTGTAACGCCCATTATTCGGCCCTATAGTTTTTGCCTATTATAACACCATAGGCTAATTAATAAATGATATGGATATTGGTTTGAATTTGCGGGCCTTCATTAGCGGCTGTAAGGCATAGCGCAAGGCATCAATGTAATGGTTCCACGAGTCTACTGGTACTGGTAAAACGTCTTGTGTGAGACGGTCAACCTTATAACTATATAGACTGAATTCCTTAGCTGTTTCCTTGCATCTGGTATGGATAACGACTTCACGAAAGCTTTTTATGAACTCAATACCATCCTCTACACTGCCTTTCCCCTTCTCTACTCCGACTATCTTTGGCATACCAAAGCGCTTTAAATAGCTAATAGATTCAGGACGAGCACTATCGGCACGAATAACGTAATCACCAAAACTGGGTATTTTCTTCTCAATGAAATGACTTGTATCATCCAGCTCTAGGCCAATCTTGCCAGCCTCATGTTCAATATAAAGCGTCTCTTGGTGCACCCAGCACTTAACCGCGGCTGTAGGGTCTTGAGCAAAACCAAAGTCTAAACCATTGTACGGGCCATCCCAGTTGGCCTGCGGCTCAAAGTCTGCCACTCGGTACTTGTTAGCGAATATCTGCGCGTCTGAATGCTCATGGTAAGCGCCTTCCCATATCCAACGATAATCTGACTCATTCATTATGCGCTTGTCTTCTAGGCGGGCGCGGTCGAGAACCTTGGGAAACCATGGGTTGTCTTGGTAGTTCATCTCGACTATCTTGGCATCTTCTGCGGCTTTTAACCTGAAACGAATGTCAGTTGGGCTTTCCTTTTTCTCTGGGTTCCATGTCACCCAAAGTTCAGCCTCTTCTATGCCTCGAATAGTTGGGATTAGTTTCGACCACGCTACATCACTAACAGACTCGGCTTCATCCACCCATGCTAGTAATATGCGCGCTTTTGATTTGATACTGTCTAGGTTATGGCGAAGGCCAGCAAACACGAAGGATACGCGCCTGCATTTTGTCCTAATGTAGTTTTCGCCTATGTCATACTGGGCGTGTAGCCATGGCGTTTCTTTTATTGCCTGCTTTATCTCTTCCATAGAAGAATCAGCAAGCGAGTTCATATACTCACGACCACAAAGTATTACGCCGCTAATCCCCTGAGCCGCAAGCATATAACCACGAACGCCAGCCATCAACGCAAAGCTTCTGGTCTTAGCGCTACCCCTGCCACCGTGTGCGCCCCTTACAGGTGCCTTTCCACTGAACACAGGTATTAGCTTGGGCGGTAGCTCAATCTTCTGTGTCGTCATCTTCTACCGATGGCGCTACTAGTTGAATGATAGTCGGTGCCATTGAGCCATCCGAACTAGTGTGATCAATAATCTGCTTATCTAGCCCGCACAGTTTGGCCTTGCTCATTGTGGCCGATACCGCAGCGCTAGACTGCACCGTCTCAGCACATAGAGCGGCTTGGCGTGCCTCTTCTAGCTCATCTAGTAGCTTCTCGACTGTAATGTCGTGCTTTTCTTTAATCTCTGCTTTCAATTCTGCAATCCTCGCGGCCAAATGTGGCTTTTTAACCAGCTTGCACCCCTCGACATCGCAGCTTCTAGGCTTGGCGTCTGTTTCGTATGCTTCACTGTACGCCCTACCCTGGCTGCCAAGAGAAACCACCAACTGGCAGAACTTCTCTTCTTTAACTGTTAATTTTTGCATTAAAAAAGCCCCTTAAATGGGGCTATTGTAGCACTACTGCTGGGGTTAGTCTAAATGCTTACAATCTTCTGCGATTGCCCGCCAAGCTTCTATTTTGTCGTGGCCGTCTTGAGTCTCATCGGCCATTCGTGATAGAAGCGCTTTCAGTAGCTTGTTTCTATCGCGCAGACTCTTCACCAATCCAGCTAGGGCTTTATGGTCTTTCTGTATCTTCTTAATCTCAGCCTCTTGAGCCTTGATCTTGCGGTCTTTGCTGTCTAGGCGGTCTAGTAGGTTTTGTTCGGTCATGTATCACCACTCCAATTCTTTTACGTCGAATACCCCTTTACACTGCGAGCACTCGACATCTTCTACATGAAATTTCTCGTGAGCGTCCATCCACACTTCATTAGGGCAAGCCTGTTTCAATATATGGCCGTCCTCATTATGATAACGCCCGTTTGTATCGCTTTCATCCATTAGGTTTATATAGAAATCACAATGTGGGCAGTTAAGCCAAACACTTATCTCTAGACTAGCAGTTACATTCTTATTCACACCAACCCCTCCTTAATCAATATCTGCATTAGGTTTACTGCTGTTTGTATGTCTTCGTATGGTACAAAAACATCTTCGATTAATGTTATGGCCATGTACCTATTTACGCCAACATTTCCGTACCAGAACCACGCCTTAGTGCATCCTCGGTTTTCCAGCTCGCTCCCATTGTCAAACACAAACACATTGCCACGCTTCTCTTTAAAATTCACAATCACGCCTCCTCTGCTGGTGGTAGGGGTAATGGCATCCAGTGTGTAATATTAACCAGTGCGCAAACAGGTATTTCAAGAAATCTCTCATCTTCTGCATCGTATTCGGTAATATTTACATAACGCCCATCTGTCACCATGTAAGCCTCTTCTCCCTCATCAGGTAGCCTGTCTTCAACACTAACCCACTCATTAGCTAAGCCTATGTCGTTGAAGCATTGAAGAATAAAATCGGATGGCTTCATGCTGCTAAAATCGTCTAAATGCTCATTGATATAATCATCAATCTTCTGCTTACTCATTGCCTGCCTCCATATACTCTGAAATCATGTCAAGCTGCTTATCATAAGCTTCAATACCATCATCATAGCCAGCCAGATAATCCTTGTTTGTTGTATTAAGGCTCAACACGGTCATTTTCTTAGCTTCACGCACAGCATCCGCCCGCACCTTTGGCAGGCTGGCTTTTAGGTCGGCTAGTTGTTGCTCCAATACTTCAAGCTCTTCGAGCAATCCTATACATGCATTTGGTGTAGCTGCCCGCTGAAATGCTTTCTGCATATCTTTATCTTTCATAGAAGAGCCTTTGAAAGCACTCCACACAGTTTTAATATCCATAACTATCACTCCTTTTCTAACGTATTGAGCCGAATATTTGAGTTAATCGGCTTATTTGTGCGCTCTATGTGGTCCACTAGGCTATAAGCAAACACCAGTATAAGCGCGGCCATTGTTATCTTGATTGTGTTCATTGGTTGGACTCCTTTTTATTGCTAACAGGTTAAAATAAGAACTAGGGTTATTTTAACTTGGTAAATATAAAACCGCTCTAGCTGCTCACGCATGTAGTTGACGGGTACTGCTTGATCACCTCCTGCTTGTTGATGATTCGTCTAATCTACACGCTCAACAAACGCCATGCAAGCGGTTTTTATTTGCGCGCGTGAGTCGTATTTTTCCGACACTTGCGGCATCCTTGTGTCTATCTGCGGCACTTCTACATGCAGCACTAGCACATAGGTAAAGCACCACAAAAGCCCGATTATGTAAGCTGTTCCGCTATCCATTCTTCCAACGCTTCCTTGTGTTCGTCACAGACTGAGTTAAACTTATTGAATACTAGCACGCGATTATCCGCTATATTGTCGCACTCCTCGCTATAGCAGCACTGCTCCTGTTCTTCGTGTGGCGTGTAGTATGCCATCACTGCACCTCCATCATGTACCAATCGTGAAGGGAGTCGCCAGCGTCAATCTCTGCTGGGATCTCGCTTGTACGCTCTCGGCCCTCTCCGTCCTTTGTTACCAACTCAAACCAATACCCGCTTGGCATTGTACCCACATGCTCCATGAGAATGACTTTCATCTTTTCCATAATCGTGGCAGCCTCCTCAAACTCGCAATGCTCAGGAGGTAATACAAAGCCAGTGCTCATTAGAGTAAGCACCTCATGGCGGTTTCTGCGCATTTGTAGGATCATTTGGTTGGCTCCACTAGCTTGAATTTGCCTGAGTCGTAAAGCTCACTGGCGAACTTCTCACAATATAAGCCGCCATATCCCTCGGACAACTTGCAAACAGCCTCAATAAACTTCTCACGCTCGGACTTGATGTGGCGTATATCAGCAGTCCAGTAAAGTATTCTTGTTTTAGTATTCATTATTGCATATATTGGAAATGCTCCCCGCTCATCTACTTTTAGCACCTCGCCAACTAAAAACTCATCACCTGTGTAATACTCACACTCAACCCCAACCTCCGGCACAAAGGCTTTAGTGGGGCCTAACTCTGATCGACAATAATTACCGAGAGTCGTAAAAACTCCATCATCTTCTGTGATCTTGTTTACTAGCGCCATACCTTTTGGAGTCATTACTTTTCCATCGACTCGTAGCCAGTCTTCATCTGTTTTAATTTGCTCTAGTGTTGGGTTCATTTTCTAACCTCCGCATCTGTTAAAAAGGGCCGTAGTTGGATTCATTTCTTCTATATTCTCAATGACCTCTTCATCTTCTTCTATGTTAAATTTATCAAGATGATCGGGCTTGCCCTCTAGGAATTCAATATAATTCCTTAATTCTGTAGCCTTTGGGCCTTGCGCGTTATTTAGCCAGAGCCTTGTATATGATGTTAATTTCATAGAGCCTCCAATTTTTCTATATGAGCGGTAGTTGATTTAATTGCCGCTTTTTCTGTTTTAAAATAACGACCAGTATATGAGCGACAAACGTATTCATCTTGATCTTCTTCATCAACGCGCACTACTAAAGCGTAATACATATTCTCTGCGTCTTTACTGATTGCTGGTTTATACATTTTTGTCCGTCCTTTTGTGTAGTTGATGTAATCAGTATAACGCCCACTAACAATAGAACAAGCCAGAAATTTCGATAGGTCTACCAGGATATGTATAGAAAAAACTGATATGTGTACATGAGAGTGTAACGTGTATAAAAAAGCCCCTGATGCGTACACAAGAGGGGCGGATCACAATCCTTGGTTTGCTCTGAATATTGCAAAGTAAAGCGGATTGACTGAGCTTACCATCCAGACCTTTTGGGCTACATGGCCAATAGTTCCAATATTTACGGAATTCATATCAGTACCTATAAAAACCCAGTCGTAGCTAAGCAAGAGGACGGGGCGAATATACTCACACGATTTGAGGTTCATGCCGCTATATTGCGGGTTCATAGCCTTGGTGAGTGTATAAAAAACCCCGTAGCACGCATAAGCATGAACGGGGCCGTGTTACCCAAAAAGCCCACACAAGGAAAAGGAGGAAACCTTGTGCGGGCAAGCAGAAGAGGAGTGGCTCCTGCTGGATTAGATATTAACCCTTATTCAAACCATCTGCAAGTTAATCGTATGGCGCTCAACTTCGCCGTATTCTTTGTGCAGAATAATCGCCTTGCTATCCTGTCCGGCACGATACCCGCCCCATGCTGCATAAGCATCTTTTGCGGCCAATGTTCGGAAGCTTTCAACCTTACAGCCTGCGTATTCCTTCATACTGTCGTGGTGAATATGCCCAGTGTACCAGTAGCGGTGGATACATTCACCCCACATCTGCGGCTTATCCGTTGCCATTACGCCAGGTAAGGCAGGCATTTTAGTGCTATGCCCGTGATGAACGCCAAAGCATGATTTACCAAATTGAACGTAATGGTAAGGCGTTGGGCTTTGGTCCACTGTCACGCGCTTTTCTTTCTCATAGATATTAGCCAAGGCCACATTAAAAAACATTGAACTTGTATCATCATGGTTTCCAGTTGCATTAATGATTCGCACTTTCTTGTGATGCTCTAGTGCGCTCTCAATCATTCTACGCATAATGCGTACACCCACTGCGATCATTTTTGCATAGCGGCTATCCACGTCTAGGCTGTGCCCGCTTCGAGTTGTTACGCCTTCCATGTTGTCGTAATGAAAATAATCACCAAGGTTCACAATGCAGCACTCGTCACAGCGTGGCGCAGTCTTGACTAAGCGATCAAAAACAGCCGTGAATTTATCCTCAGCAATCATTAAATCCCAATCTTGCCCCGTTTCATCTGCCCAACTAAGCATACCGATATGCGGATCACCAAGCGGATAGACTGCCATCGTGTCCTTGTTATAGCCCTTGTCGGCCTTGCGTGGCTTGATTGGCTTGATATCTTGGCATAGTGTTTCCACTGCCTCACGCATGAGCTGCTCTTTTATGTCCCAATCTTGTGCAGTCTTCACCCACTGCATGCGCGGCTGGCCGTCTTCACCGTATAGCGTGGACGTTCCCTTTACCTGGTAGCCAGTTGGGACTTGATGCGTCATGTCATGCTCTGGCGATTCCCCACGCTTTGCGCACTTAGCCTTGAGGCTTCGCATACTCTTGGATACGTTTGAGCGGTCAAGCCTTAGCGCATCGGCGGCTTTATTCTGTGTGCCGTGCTTCTCTATGGCTTCTAATATTTCTAGCTGGTAAGCGCTTGCTAGTTCTTTCTGTAGCGGTGTGATCATTTTGTCGCTCCTTTTGGGTTTTCGCTTTCGCAGCTTGGGCATTTCATGATTCAGGATCCTTTTGCGACTCATGCACAAATAGCTTTTCAGTGGCCTTTTTGTTCTTGCCACTCTTTGCCACGCTAACATTTAGCTCTTGCTGCCAAACGCATTTAAAGTCATCAGGTGCGTTATATTCACTAATAAACACTTTGTGACCTTCTTTTGCTTTGTCGCGGCACCATTGCCAGAACTCTTCATGGTTGAATTTGTCTTTGTAACCTGTTGTGCCTGCGTATGGCGGGTCGCAATAGATAATGCTATTTTCAGGTATTTCTAAAATATCATATTTACTGAGCCTTACATCAAGTCCGGCAATCTGCCTCCTTGCCTTTTCTATCGCTCTTCGGCTCTCTCCTATTCTATCTCGACCTATACAGACTTTTTCTTTTGAGTTCCCAATAAATCCTCCGAACCACTTAGCGCCAAAAGTAAAACAAATACCTAAAGCGCCAACTAACTGCCTTGGATATGAATCTTTATTATTTTTAACTGATTGGAAAAGCTCATTATCTATAAGATCAGGCAGCTGCCACCCAGACTGCAGGGCGTGATATAGCGCTATCAGATATTCATTGCTATCAGCCCCAATCCTATTACCATCAACCTTGTCAATCATATTGGCCCCACCAACAAACGGCTCAACATACCACTGGCCTTCTTTTCTGTCTTTTAGGATTATTGGCAAAAGATGCCTTGCTATCCTGTTTTTGCTTCCCATGTATTTCATAATCCCTACCCCTTCATCATCTTAAATATAGCGTTAACAGTTACATCATGCGCGGATTCTCGGAGCATTTTCTTTTGTTCTACTGGCAGGTTACAGTATTGATTCCACTCCTTAA